GGTCAGCCCAAGTGACTTGTTTGTTAAAGACAAGTATGTAAGTGAAGAACTGCGTAACTTGGCACGTGAATTTGAGATATTGATGATTACAGCATCGCAGTTAAATCGTAGTGCAGTTGAAGAAATTGAGTTTGACCACAGCCATATATCGGGTGGTATTAGTAAGATCAACACAGCAGATAATGTGTTTGGAATCTTTACAAGTAGAGCAATGCGTGAACGTGGACGTTATCAGATACAGTTGATGAAAACTAGAAGCAGTAGTGGTGTTGGGCAAAAAGTTGACTTGGAGTTTAACTTGGAGAGTCTGCGCATTACAGACCCAGGTGAAGAAGGACAAAGTGAAAGTGGGGGATTTGGTGGACAAAAGTCAGGTGCTATTATGGATCAAATAAAAAGCACCAGCAGTGTTACGCCAATTGCACAGCCACAAGAGTCTGCTAAAGTAAATGCTGGTGTAGACAGCACCAAACTAAAACAAATGTTAGCGGGTCTTAGGTCTAATACTGAATAAATATTATAAACCTGGAGCGAACCTTGCAGAAAAAAACACGTAGCATCTTAGACGAACTTGCACACATGCCGGTTACACGAGATACAACTAACTTAGTAGAAAGTCGTGCTAGTCACGTGATGTCGGGTGCTATAAACTTAATTAATTTTATTAAAGAAAACTATAGCCCAGAGCAAGCAGGCGAGCTTGAACGTAGATTACTAAACAGTATTAGAGCACAGGACCCGAACAAATTTATTCGTGGTGTCCGGAGATTAAAAAACAATGAAGATTAATGAAATTTTAAACGAATTAAGATCAGTAGATGCAAGTGGGAAACGTGTACGGATAAAAGATATTATCGGCAAACCAGAACCAGTGCAGACTGTTGAGCCCGACGATTATGAGGATTATGAAGATTACAGTGACGAAGTAGATGTAAACGAACCTGACTTGGATATTGAACCTGACTTGGATATTGAACCTGACTTGGATATTGAACCTAAATCTGAACCTAAACAGGATAGTATGCCTGATCCAATTGATACAGAAGCAGAGAAGTCTAATGCTAATATCAAAAGCAAAGTTGATTACTTGGTCAAGCAAGGTGTACTACAAAGTGGAAGAATTACTGACACAGAAAAACAGTACATTGATAGTGTAGACGTTTATGTTGATCCTAACAAGTTTGCTAATGCAGATCCTAGTGAGGTTATACTCAAGGCAACGCCACCGCATATAAGCAACTACGATGCAAGTGTCACAATGCCGTTATCTGCCTGGCAAGAAGCATTAGGACGAGATGGAACAGGTCTCAGAGGGAATGTAGGATTTAATCTTACACCTGCAGGATGGTGGAGTGATGATTATCAAGGATATATCAATCCCAATAGCAAGTTAGACGATTTAATTAGCACGTACCAAAAATGATAATACTTGAAGGCGGGAACATATTCAAAGGTGCAGACAAGCAACCTTTAACACAACGTATCAAGCGTGAGGATATTCCTGCCACTGTAGCCTGGCTTGAAAAAGTTTCCGGACTACCATTTCCCACAACCACTTGGTTGGGTAGCACAGGTAAAAAAGCCACGTCAGGGGACTTGGATCTACAAGTAGATGCTAATACCACAGACAAAGACACACTGGTACAAATACTACTAGCCGCAGGTGTTGCCAAAGCAGACATCAAAAAGTCCGGTGATAGCGTACACGTTAAAGCACCTATAGCAGGTGATCCTGCCAACGGTTTTGCACAAGCAGATTTGATGTTTACAGATGATCCAGCCTGGCAATCCTTTGCTATGGCAGGCAGCGGCGAAGGCAGTGTACTACCAGGCATGGCAAGACACATTATACTAAGCAGTATTGTTGCTGAACTACAGCCTAATCTCAAGTGGAGTTACAAAAACGGATTGGTGTTTAGAGATACCAATCAACCTTATGAAAACGGCAAGAGTCCTGCAACACTAAGCAAAGTAACTGGCATTCCTGTAGCAAAGCTCAGCAGTGCAGATGATATAGTTGCCGCGATTAAAGGTGCAAGCAATTACGAACAGCTGATTGGTAGGGCAAGAGAAACGCTTGAAAAGTCTGACATACAGTTGCCAGAGTCTGCACCATTGCCTGGCACCGGTGCTTGGTTCAACAGCATGGCAGAAAGTAGCAAGTTTGGTTTTGTAAAAAGCCTAACAGAAAACACAAAAGGTCGTACTCCACATCCAGAAGATGCTATATTCTCCGGTAGTGCTGCCGCAGGACAACAGTTAGCAGGACTTGATGCACTAGTAGCAAATCCTAACAATTTAACTATTAAATGGGACGGCTTTCCGGCACTGATATTTGGTCGTGATCCTACAGACGGTAGACTTGCAGTAATGGACAAGTATATGTGGAACAAAGGCGTACTTGCTAAGAGTGTAGATGAGTGGAAGCAATACGACAGCACCAAAGCATCTGGTGGATTGCGTGGAGACTTGTACAACAAACTAGCACAGATTTGGCCAGGACTAGACGCAGTCACTAAAGGATCAGGATTTTATTGGGGCGACTTGTTATACGCTGGCAAGTTAGAACCACAAGGTGGGTCATATAATTTTAAACCGAATACCGTTGAGTATCGCATACCGGTTAACAGCAACTTAGGTAAGCTAGTGGGCAATAGCACAGGAGGTATTGTAGTACATCAGAAGTTTGACGAGTTAGGCGGAACTAGCTCACAATGGGATGGCAAAGGCCTTGAAAATGTACCTGGTGCTGTAGCAGTATTAACACCAAGTGCAGGGCTACGTTTTGAATTAAAACAACCTGTGCAGTTAGAAAAACGTGCCAAAGCCGCACTACAGCAACACGGTAAGGCTGTTGATGATTTACTTGCGCAGATACCAGCTAGTACTGTCCAACAAATACAACGCTACTTTAATCAATTTGTTACAGGACAAACCAAACAACCACTGTACACATGGCTAGAAGGCAACACCAGTGCTAAACAGTATCAAAATCTAGTTGGTGATGATTATAGTGGGTTATTATTTGCCAAAGATGCACAAGGTAAAACAGTTGCTAGTCCAGGCTATGATGGACTCAACACTATATTCAGTGCTATACTACAGTACAAACAAAATCTACACGATCAGCTGGATTCACAAATTGAAGGATTTGGGCAATTTGTAAACAATCAACCTGCAGGCGAAGGTTTTGTATTCCCGACTCCGCAAGGACTAGTCAAAATAGTCGACCGTGCTGGCTTCAGTGCCGCAAATTTTGCCAAGTAATTAATTTTTTACGCAATTTGATAAATATTTGTATGCGATATTTCGCACTAATATTAGGAGAATTAAAATGGCAGGATTAACAAAAGTAAATGGTGATAGTAATCCAGTAGTAAACGTTGGAAACGATATCACACAAAACGCAAACGCAACAATTATCAACACAGGTATTGCATCACCAATCGATGCATACAACATTCAGTTTGTAGCTGGTGACATTTCAGGTGAATTAGCACGTGGTACTAATGGAACAGCAGGTGCTGTTGAGACATTGTTGACTGCAATTGCCGCAAATGCAACAGTTATAGCATACCAAGCTGACCTAGGCGCAACAGCCGCTAACTCACAAGTTAGTGTTGTTCTTGAGCGTAGTTCATGGGAAAGTGCAGCCGCTATGCAGGTAGCATTACGTGCAACATTGGCAGCAAACATTGGTGCTAACGGTCCAATGACAACAACCACAATGGATGTTCGTGACGTTGGTATTAAACTAGCCGCTAGTTAATTAACTTAACTAACAGCAGTAAACAAGAAAGGTGCTCCGGCACCTTTCTTTGTGGCTAAATATTCTTGGAGACAACTTATGGCAGGAATAACAAGAAGTTCAGGATATGAATTTGCAGGGTCAACAGATACACTGTATCGTTTTGGCGGTAGTGTACGTTTCTTTAAGATTGATACAGGCGTTGACTTACGATTCGAAGACGATGGGTCCGACGAAGCATATGAAGCAATACTACAGTCTATACCTGGTTTATTAGCAGTTAGTTCAGTTGGCGCAACTGGAACGGTGCATGTATGTGTCGAAGCACATAGTTGTCTAGACGCTCTTCCTTTACAACAACAAATACAGTCTATAGGAACATCAAAAGGTGCTGTAAACCTTGGGTCAACTACTGTAATAGAAGGAACAAGTTTCGTTGTAGCATAATGTTGTTATAAATATTTTTATGATATTTTACACAGCATTTACGTTAGTAGATATAACCCAGACCGGTATTACTAGGAATCGCAAAGGCGAAGAGAAACAGCGCCATCAGCAACGAAATTGGGAAACAGTACTGCAAGTGATAGGCCTAAGGGCTCAACCACAGATGATTGAAGGCCCATATGATAGCGAATATGAACTCACAGACGGTGGAATTTTTGGAGAAATGTTCCGGGGCAAACACATGGTCTGGCATTTCAGTTTTGGCGTTGACATCGCAGACACATGGAAAGACACCAACGAAAATCCAACAGGTTTATTGGACAAAGACTTTGCAGAAGTGCCAATCATACAAGGACTTAACGAAACAGCAAAGTTCA